ACAGTTGAAAAATTGGGAATCGCAGCTACAGAGAAAGAGAACCAAATGAAGGTATTCAAAGTAGAATCTTCTTTGTTTCTCGAAGATAAAGTTATACAAGATATAATCAGAAATATGGCTGGAATATGTCAGGATATTACCCAACAAAACGATATCCTAACGTTCTACTTATTTTAAAGGAGAGATAAAATGAAATTACGAGATAAAACAAATTATGAAATATGCAAAGAAAATAATATAGGTTTTTCTTTCCTTACAAATGTTGTAGAGGAAAAGAATACAAAAGCCAAAATCAGAGCAACATTACAAGTTATAGAAAAAATATTATGTGGTACTCTTGGGCCTTACGGTAGCACAACTATTATACAAGATAGAGAAATGTCAAAACATTTTGCAACTAAAGATGGCTATGACTTATTAAACCGAATTAATTTTAGTGAAGAATTACCAAGAACTATTTTAGATATGGCTCGTTCAGTTGCAAGTAACCAAGTAAATACTGTTGGTGACGGATCAACTTCAGCATTAGTAGTTGCAAGTGAATTATATAGCGAACTTACAGCTCCTGATTCAAAAATATTTGATACAGTTGCACCAAAAGATGTTTTAGATATTCTTAAAGATATCTCTAAATATTTAGAATTTGAACTTAAAGCTCAGGCAAGGCCTATATCAAAAGACCTAAAAGAAATTGAAAAAGTTGCTATGATTGCAACTAATAATGATAGAAAAACTGGTAAATTTATTAAAGAAATTTATGACCAAATTGGAGAATTTGGATTTATATCTACAGATATTATGGCAAAAAAAGAAGAAGATGAGTATGAAATTCGCCAAGGTATTGAATGAGAAAGAGGATATATTGACGAATACTTTGCTAATGGTTATGAGAATAAAAAAATAATTATGGACCAAGAACCTAGAGTATTTATTACAAACGGTACTTTAATTTATGATGATATTTCAAATATTTTACTTCCACTTATTGGGCAAGTATGTGGAACTGAAAAAGCTGAATTACTTATCATTGCAAACGATTATGAAGAAGATGTAAGAAAATTCTTTAAACTAAATAGAACTCAACATTTAGCAGGAAATCGTGCTGAATTACCATTTACTGTAGTAGATATTGACCAAGTTACTCAATCTAGTAAAGCAACACTTGCAGACCTTGCAATTTTATTAGACTCAGAAATATATGATAAACTTGAACATAATGCAGCTCAAATTATGGCAACACCAGATAGATTTGTTGGTAGAGCTGCTGCAATTACTGTAACTAGAAAGAAAACTCAAGTTTTAGGTATGGATCGTAGTGTAAAACATATTAAATCTAAAAAAGCATGTGTAAAACAACTTACAACAGCATTACGTAAAAATATGGAACTTGAAGAACCTTCTAACAACGAATTATTTGACAGATATATTCTTCAAAGACGTTTATCATCTCTTACAGATTCAACTGCGGTTATTCATATTGCAGGTAAGAGCTTAACTGAAAGAAGAACTCGTGAAAGATTATTTGAAGATGCAATTCTAGCTTCAAAATCTGCAATTAAATATGGCGTGATTCCTGGTGGAAACATCATGATTCCTAAAATTTTAGAAGACGAAATAACTAAACCTTTAGCTGACACACTATTAATAAGTCAATTAGTAGAAAAATATAATTATATTCCAGTGTTCGATAAAGAAATATTTATTAGAGATTTCTTAATCTTAGTTAAAGATGCATTCGTTGCAAGCTATTATCATGTTTTAAGTAATAGTTATTTTAATGAAGAAAAAGTTAACGAAGTTTTAAGCATATGTTTGAATGAAAATAAATTCTATAATTTAAAAACTCATAAATACGAAGATATTGATAAGACTGAAGTTATAAATTCGGTTGACACAGATATTCAAATACTACAAAGTGTTGTTTCAATCATTGGTATTATGGCAACATCTAATCAAATGATTACAATGAACTTTGCAGTTAGTGATCAAATTAAATAAGAATCCTTTTGGATTCTTATTTTTTTTTTATTATCTAAAGTACCAGTAACAAACAATTATTTATATGTATTAAGAGGGAGTGAGACTATGCCATTACCAGCAAAGAAAAAAACTGCAATAAAAATCAATCTACGTCAATATGTAGATAATCCATATCGTGGATCTGCCTTCTTAGCAAGTCGTAAAGCAATTAAAGCAGGATTGAATCAAATATTTGTTAAATTATTAAGAGAACATAGAACTAAATTTTATGCAGTTCCATATGTATATGCAAACGGTGATGTACTTTTTCATGTAAGAGTTCCATCAGAGGAATACAAGTATAACAAACTTCATTATGATGTGTTACTTAAAATTGAAAATGACCCAACAAGACGATATAGTATGAGAAATGTTAGAATGTTTTCAAACTCACCTTCATTTGTATTTACATATGCTTATGTTTATTACCATGATGATTTAGTAATTGATGAATTTGCTAGTAAATTACCAACGTTATCATTAATTCAAGCACCCGAAGTTAGAAACCCTGTTGAATCACTTGGTTATGAGAAATCAACATACATTGCTGCAAGATATTTAATTGATGGCCATGCGCTTACAGATAAATATATTCAACAATATGGAAAGAAAATGAACAGATTTGAGGAAATTAATCTTTTACAAAAGATTGCAGACCCTGATAACATTGTTCAAATTTACGCATTAGGACGACAACTACAAGCTAAAAAATCAACAATCGATAAAAAAAGAACAGCAGACCGTAAAGAATTACAAAAACGATTTGTTACAAAAGCAAAGAAAACTGCTCCTAGAAGAGGAACAGGAATTATTCCAAAAAGAAAACCACGAGCAAAAATCACAGCTCGAAAAGCTAAAAGACATCTATAATAATATATTATAAGGATGATAGAAAGAAACATTTATTGTTTCTTTCTATACTTTCGATTGCACAGGAGGAATATTTAGTGCCAAACAAAACTAATATCGAGAAGACAGAAACTAAACCGAATTTTTATTCAGAAGATGGAGGAAATTTATTTGGTGTTGCATTTGACGAGATCTTTGGAAAAGAAGAACTTGAAGTTTACAACCTATTTGAAATGAACTCTAAACGAAATTTTAAAAATTTAGTGCCTGCAATTATTGAGACGTACCAAGAGATATTTCTTGATCAAGGTGGACGATTTAATGAAGAACTTGCGATAATCTTATTTAATGTATTAAGTGTTAAATCATCATTAGAAATTCAAGATGGTGAAACATCGTATGATGATTTTCTAAAAATGATTGATGTAATTACTGATTCAAATGATGGAATTTTAATACAAACTATTGATGAATTTGTAAGAGAAAATTATGGTTTAAAACTTGATGAGAGTACAAGAAACACAAAAAGCAAAAAGAATAAAATCAACGAAGAATTACAATTTTCAGATGCACATGCAAAGACACTTATTAAGATTGCATATTTATTCAGAATTATGATACCTGTTATTTCTGTATATTTCAGTTATAATAAAACATCATTTGCTAAGAATGAAGATCAACGTGATAATGATGACTTCGAAGATTTAAAATTCGGAGAAATTAACAGTGAAATTTTCAATTATTTATTTGAGAAATTTGCTGAGAATGCAGATGCAATTAGAAACAAGCTTTATAAATTAACCTTAAGCAGAGTATCTAAGACAGTATATTCTGACAAAAGATTCTGGGCTGTTGCTAAGAATCAAGGAATTACAAAAGATACAGAGACATTAGAGATTTATAAAAAATTATTAACAAATGCAATTCCAAAATTATCGATAGACCCTGATAAGAACCTTATTAGCTTCTTTCAATCTGTGATTATAAACCAAATTAATTTTTTATTCCAAAATAAGTTTAAAAACAAATTTATTATTCTTGGAACTAATCATGAAAAATATTCTGATGATGACGAAGATACTTCGGAATATGAACGTCTTGAAATCAGAATGCTTAGAAAAGACGAAGGTTTATATACACTTAGGAAACTAAATATTCAAAACACACTTAATAAAATTCCAGAATATTTCGGTGTTGAAGTAACTGATGATGAAGTTAAGAATGCAATTAAAACATTCTATCGTCATAGTATTCAAGAGAAAATTATTACGATGCTTACGTTTAAGTACTTTGAAGATAAAATGGCAGTTAAATTCTTGTCATATTTTCAATATGTATATTTAGTATTAGCAGTTGAAAAATATTTAGCGAAACATCAATTCAAATTACTACCTCAAATATTATTAGCTCATTGTGAAAAACATAAAGAACGAACTAATATTTCAGGAAAAAGAATCCGTCCGATGATTCAAGATAGTAAAAAGTATATGCAATTATTTAATATGAAATACAATAGCTTCTCGGAAGAAGTTAAGAAACCACTATCAGCAATTATCGCATCTACATATGCATCAGTATTTACTGATGATGCTGGAGACGAATTGTTTGATTCAACTGTAAAAGTTGGTAAGATAGCTGATGAATTAATCGATTTAGCATATCTAATATAGAAAGATCCTTTTGGATCTTTCTTTTTTAATAAGGGAGAAATTATGAATATAACTAAAAAAATTTTAGCAGATGTATATGACAACTGTAAAATAATTGATCGAGGGTTTTAAATTATGGCTAAAATTACAATAGAGAAAAAAAGAACTATATTAGATGCATTTATATACGAATGTATACTTTTTTATGATTGGAATACTTTTAAACCACAATTGAGTATTGCTAACGAATTAAATAAATTTGAAAATGCTTTTTATGAACATCGGCTAAGCCAATATATGATTGAAAATATGGCTGATATTTCAGTTAAGGTAATGCTTCATGGATTCAATAAGATTTATAATGTAGACCTTTTAAGTACATATTATGACTCATTACATACAAAACGTATATACACTATATTAAATGGTAGAAAAGAATCTTTAAATCCAAGACTTGATCTAAAACGAGTTGTAAAAAGAATAAAAAATTCAAAATTAGATATTTTATTTAATCTTGATGACTTTCTTACTACAGGCTTAATTACTGAACTAGAAGCTAAAATAGATGAAATGCAATTAATTAGAATACTAAATTAAATTATTAAATTTACGAAAACAATAAAATTAGGGTGATAAAAATGGATTCAAAAGAAAGAGATGAAATACAGTTTGTAAAAGACCTTATTCTTAGAAATAAGAGACCGTCATCACAAACGACTAACAGAAAAGAAGTTACAGTTCGATGCCCATACTGTGGAGATAGCAAAACTGACCGTAATCATATGCACATGTATATTGAAATGATGCCACCTTTTAAATTTTATTGCCATAGATGTAATGTGTCGGGTGTTTTAAACACTCAGACGTTAAGAGATTTAGAAATCTATGATAACAATCTTTCGGCTTCAATTATACAAGCGAACAAAACGATTAAAAAGAAAACTGGAAGTAAATTTAAAATTGACAAAAAGGATACAAAGCTAAATAAAGTTGACAGTCCTTTTGCTCAAAATGCAACAGCATATTTTAATTCTAGATTTAATACAATATATACAAATGATGAAATTGTAGATAAATTTAAAGCTATAACGAATTCAGCTGAATTCTTTAATGCAAATCATGTTAATGTTCCTACAAATAGTGGAGGATACACACTATATGATTTTAATAACTCAATTGGTTTTTTGTCATCTGATGGATCTCATGTTATCTTTAGAGACCTAACAGGACGACAACCAAAGAGATATTATAACTTTAATTTATATCATGAAGAATCATCAACAAGTAATAAACTTTACAATATAAAAAGTGGAATTGACATTATGAAAGATGAAATTACGCTTGTTATTACTGAAGGAATATTCGATATAATCGGAGTTTATGAGACTTTTTATAAGGATAAAGAGATTGATAATGACTATATATTTGCAGCTGCAGCCGGTAAAGGTTACAATGCGGTCATTTCCCACTATATTAGAATGGGATTCTTAAATTTAAAGGTGATTATATACTCAGATGCTGATGTAAAAGAGCGATTTTTTAGAAACTTAAAAGACAGTTCTCTTTATTTAAAAAATAATAAATTAACAATTTATTATAATACATTAGAAAAAGATTTTGGAGTATCAAAAGATAGAATCAAATTAAGAAGAGTTATTATCTAATAACTTTTTTTTATAAAGGAGTTTAAAATGACAAAATTTATGAGAGTAATGAATATAAATCCAGTCCAATATGTTCTATCAACTAATATAACATTTAAAGAATCGTTAAATGGAAATTTATATATAGATTATTTTGGAATTTTAAAATCAGATATTGATTTAGAAATATTAGATATTTTTTTAGAAAATGAAGGTCTCGAAGCACTAGATGATGTAGATATACTAGCACTAAGAAACCACGATAAATATGAAGAATTTCCTGTTGACTTACAATTATGGTTATTACTTCAAGATAGGGAGAGATAAAGAATGTTCAAAAGAAAAAAACCAGAACCAATAATAGACCCAACAAAAGAAGATTTCACTAAGTGGGATAAAGAAATGGGATTCTTATTTGTGAAAATGCAACGAAAGAAAAACATTATTAAAAATTATTTTATTGATATTTATAATGCTCAATTAAAAGATACAGACTATATTAGAGACGAAGATATCGAAGGTAAAATTGCTGATGGTGTTTATGAAGTATTTACAGAAATTGATGGTCGTTACAAACAATTTATAGTTGACAAATATTTTGGTAGTGAAGCTGAATTAATTAAATTTATTACTGAAGATTTTTATGTGGATCTCACATCTGAAGTTATTAAGAAAAATAATGAAAAAATTAAACTAGTTGCTCTTAAAGAAAATGTTAAGAGACTAAGAGAAATGAATACTGAAGAAAAAGATAGCGAATAGCTATCTTTTGTTTTTCATGATTTTATGAGCATATATTATAAAAATAGAAGAAGAAGAAAATAAGACTTCTCAAAAACAGGAGAATTAAAATGGATAAATTATTCAATGTAAACGGTAATGTTAATGGATGTAGCATGGGACTTAAAATTGAAGCTGCAACAGATTATGAAGCTCGTAAAGAATTTCGTTCGTCTTTTGATAGAGACGACAATGTTGTAATTTTAACATGTACAGAAGAAGCATAATTTAAAAGAGTTCTTTAACTCTTTTTTTTTTGTTATCTAGTATTTTAAAAGGAACAATAAATTATATGAAAAGAAGGGAGCTGAGAGAATGATTATATATCCAGGAGAGAATGAAGTAAAACTTGTTCAATCTACAGCTTCGGCCTCAACTTTAATTAGCTCTATTACAGGAGAAATTGAGCAATATGTGGCTTCAAAGTTCCCAAGAGGATTCTTTAAGTCTATGTATATTGACACAGCTGAAACCGTTCACGCACAAAATAGGAATGCTAAGTATAATGAAAATCTTAACAAGATACAATACCCAAATGTAGCAATCACACCAGAGATATCTCTTGATGATCCAATCGGAGGAATGGAAAAGTCTCTACATCTTTCAAGTCCAAATCTATATCTTAGAAAAGATATGAGACGTTCTTATAAGACGTTAGTAATAGACCCACATGAAAAATTCTCAATGTATTATACAAGTGATTATATAACTACAAACTTTAATTTTAGAATCACAACAAATAAATTTGTACAAAATATGGATTTAGCTTATTATATTAAATCAAGATTCCAAGTAGGGTTCTTTCAATATCTAAATGATAAATATATGAATACTGAAATTCCAAAAACGTATATTAAACTTATAGCAAACATGCTTAATTTAGATACAACTGATAACGACGATATGGATACATTACGTTTATATCTTATTTCTACAGGAACTGTCGAACAGTTAATTCAAAAAAAAATCAATGCCCTTACAGGAAAAATTGGATTCTTTGTTAATGAAAAAACTAATCTATTAACATTATTAACAGATTTAGATGCGCCTTCATCAATCATTAGAGAGTCAATGTCAGAAGGAGAATATACAATTAACTTCAAAATACAAGTCTCTGCATGATTACCAAACGCTTTTATTATGTCTATTGACCAAACTAAATTTTATTCATTAGACACAGAAGTTATAGCTATGGCTGTAGATGATTCAGTTTCAGAACAAGATGAAGGGTTCTATTCAATTTCAATTCCGAACTTAACTCTTAATAGAGATAAAGCTATATACTTTCCAAATGCATCAGGAGACCAAGTTATTGGAGAAGAAATTTTCTTCAATGTATTTACATATAGTTTAGATACTCCTGTTACAGAAGTATTGTTAATGGATTATTTAAAAGATGACCTTAAAAAAGTGCATGCTTATATGATGGACCATTATTTCGATATTCGAGATTTATTATATATAAAAGTACAAAATAGATATGGCCTTATGGATGAAACAAAAGTACTTATAGATTATGAGCAAATGTCTTTAGAAATTTTAGAAGCAGATGCTCAAGATTTTTCAGTTACAATTTGGGCTGATAGAGCATTATTTGAATCTATTCTTAAAGCTATTGATAACGACCAATTCTTCTTTAGTGATAGTTCACTTGCAACATTACGTATTAATCAATTTATTGATACAGATGGCGATGGAATTAATGAAACACAAGAAGAAATTAGAGTTCCAATATACACATTTACCAATGAAAAAGATTTATACACTGTTGCTAGTTTAGTTAATGGCGAATGGCGAAGTAATGTACTTCGTATTTATACAGTTTATGGCATCGGATTCTTAGGCTTAGTACAAGAATATCTTGAAGATGGTGTAACACCAGAACCAAGAGCATCAGACTATAAAATATGTATTGGTTACAACGACGAAAATGAACCAATTATTAGAGCATTAGAGAAATTAATTTAATAAAAAAAATATAAAATAGGAGGCAATTATGAAAGCAATTTTCGACATTCTTAAAAATTTTTGGGATATTATTGCTAATACGGATGGAATGTATACTTTAAAAGACTTAAGTATCTTACAAGTTGTATTTGTAGTATTATTTATTTATTTTGTTTTTAAACTTCTTAAATTAGTATTTTCAAATACTAGTCAAGGATTAAAGACAATAAGTAAAGCAGTTAAAAAAGTAGCAACTTATAGACAACGCAAGATGGCTAGAGTTATTTGTCAAAGATGTGGTAGACATTTAGACAAATGCACATGTGAAGTTAACAAGAAACTTCCATTGAAAAAACGCTATAAAAGATACAAAGCCCAAAAGAAATTACAACGATTAGAAGCAAAAGCAAGACAAGAATAATATAATAATGAGAAATATAAAATGACTTCGGTCATTTTATATTTTTTTAATATTGCAAATTAAGGGAAACAATAGTTTATATGAATAAATCAAAGGTGGTGGATACTATGGCAGAGAATATATACAAACAATTAAAAAATATTCTAAAGAAAAAAATAGCTAATATAGTTGCAGATGAATTAAATGATATATCTCAAGTATCAAAAGATCAAAATACTGAAATTAATACTTTGAAAACGTCGTTTGATGAAGTTATTACAAGTAGAGATACATTATTTTCTGAAGTTGAAACTCTAATGGATGAAAGAAGCGAAGCATATCAGTCAGTTATAACTATTTTATATTTATCTCATTTCTTTAATGCTGCTCAATTAGATCTTTATAATGCTACTGTATGGTATCGTTTATTAGAATTCTCTAAATCAGAAGAATTTACAAATACTTTACAAAATCTAAAATATTATATCACTGGAACTTTAACTGTTACTAAAACAAAACAGTATCAAGATTATTTTCAAGACAAATTTGACACTCTTCTAGCTCTTAGAGATAGAAATTTGCAAATGCTTCAAACAGATATTGGGCCAGCTTTACAAGAATGAAATGGGTCTGTATATGTAACAATAGAAAAAGATGATCCTGAAAATCCTGATAACTTTTTATTTTATACTTTAGGATATTTAGCAACAGCAACTGGTTTATTTTTTAATTATACTCATATAATGTCAATACTTAATATTATAGAAACTAGCAATAGAAATTTAAGCTCATTTACATTTGAAACATTTGCTGATGAGATAGAAAAAATGAAGAATAATTTAAAACGATTTATGATTCTAGATACATACAGAAAAGAAAATGAAGCATCTTATACAGGAACATACACACAAGATATATTTGATAAGATTGAGATTTATGATTTTTATTTATTAAGTTTTTCTGGAATTACTGAAGAAACTATGGAAGCTCTAGAAGACGATGGCTCATTCAGCTTACTCTTTTTAACAGCTGAAGATATAAAATCAGAATTAAATGCCCTTATATATGAAACACTTAGAAGTATTACTAGTATAAACACATTTTTAGAAAATTATGCGTTATTTGTAAAATTACCAGAAACTAATATAGAACAAATTGCAAAAAGTATAAATACTGTTTTAGATAATTATTGAGATAATCTTTCAGATGAAGATGATAAAGAATACTTTTTAATAGAAGATGCTAATCAGCCTAATTTAAAAACATTTATATACGAATTACAACAATTATCGAATACGGATGATGAAAAAATATTATTTTTTGAAGATTACTATAACTTAATACTTCTATATACTGGTTTAAAGCTTAAAACTTATGAAACTGATACATATGCATTAGATTATATAAATTATGCAGTTAAAAATCTTGTAGTTAAAAGTGAAGTAAATGATAGCGAAGTAAATGAAATAGCGTTTACGAATCTTAAAGTATTAGAAGAAAATCTTTCTGAAATATATGGAATTAATGTTAAAGATAATGTGAATACAGATTTAATAAATCCTGCAATTAAAACATTGTATCCAAAGTTTAATATTATAGATTTAGTTGATATTAGTGTCTTATTAGATTACAATATTGGTTATAATGATTCATATTGAATTGCTCTAGGTGAGACAACTTACTATAACCTTGACAATGATACATGAATGAGTGGAACAATACCAGTTGACTTAGAAGCTTTTATCAATATAATTTATATGTCAGTAATGGAAGCTATATTAAAACAAAGTAAAAATATAAATAGTACAATTACAAAAACAATTGAAGTATATCAACAACGAGGAACTAATTTTAAATCAGTATTTATTGAAATGATAATACGAAAAGTATTTGCAAAATTAGTTGACTACATTGATGGACAAACATCTATAATTAACGCTTCAACGATTACATTAATGCAGAATTACTTAACTGTTGATATTGATAATGTGAATGAAGGTATACTTGCTAATTACAAACTTGTAAGATCCGCTTTTTATACTGCAGAAGAAAATCTTATAGAAAAAATACTAGTAGATGGAAATGAGCTTAGAACTTACTTAGAGACAATCTACGAATAAAGGAGGGCTACTATGACTAGAGACGAGATGCTTAGAGCTGTAGATCAAATGAATATTTATGAAAAAGATTATAACACATTATTGAATCTTATGAATAATGCGGATGACAAATTTTTTATAAAAGCTCTTGAAGGTATTTTTAACGGAGAATTATTTATTGAAGATTTTGAACGAATATTTGTAGATGATGCATATGCAAATGTGCTAGAACAAAATTTCAGAACTCAATTAAACCTTAAGAACGAAGTTGAAAGACTTTTAGAATATAGATATAATACATTAGGAGAAACATTATATACAATTGATAACATTCAGGGAAACCTCGCAATAGTAAGACCTACCGAAGGTGAAGATTATGATGGCTTCTATGATACAATTTCAGAAGAAATTAGAGACGACCTTATGTATCAAATTTTATATACAACTGAAAGAGATTCTGATATAGTACGAGAATCAAAGATAAAGTTATTAGAAAAATTTCAAAGTGGAGAGTTAAATAAACAAGATTTATTATTATTTACAGACTCTCTAATTATTCCACTATCATATGAACATCAAGTTTTAAATCAACTTGATAATGAATTTATGATTGAAAATAAAACTTCAGAGCAAAAGATGAAGAAGCTTAAAGCTCTTGCAATGTTTTTACGAACAAAATATGAAGGTGGTGTATAAGATGGCACAAAATTATCTTGCTAACTTTATCACTGTTGATAGTATATCTAGGGTTACAGTACCTGAAGCCGTAGTAACAGCATATACCGAAATTGTTACCTATACTAAAAGCAAATTATTAGAAACACATTTAGAAAATTTATCAGATACAACTACAACATCAACAAGCATACTTAGACCTAGACATATACCTATAGACAATATATATGTTTCAAACTACGCATCATTATATGGAATAATAGATACTTTATTAGAGTCTAATATAGACGAATTATCTGATGAAAATAGTGATACTTACAAATTGTTTACAATACTTTCAGAAGTAAATACATATGAAGCATTTACTATATTTTATCTTTTTTTTGCTAGTATAGATCAAGATTTATTTACAATTAGCGATGTGCTTATTTATTTTGAAGATAATTCATATGAAATAAACTATGAAAACATATTAATATTCTTAAGTATATTAACTGATTACAAAAAATCAATAATTAAAGATAGATTAATTAATGGTGTTTATATAGAAAATGGAAACTTAATTTCTTTCTTTAATACATTATATAATGATGCTGATAACACTATTTTTTATAGAATTACTGAGTCTGATATGTTATTGAAGAATGAAAACTATTTTAGTCTAAATCCAAAAATAAATTATTTTGGTGGAGACGACTATTATAGAAACCGTAGAATAGCTGAAGAAGACTATTGAGATGTTGTTACAGCTTATATTGGATTAGCCACTTATAATTTTGATAATATTTTGTTACAAGACATAGTTAAAATCACAACTGACAAAATCTATAACAAAAAGACTAGTGGCGTTCCAGTATTCTTAAAGAAAGAATATCAAAAAAATCTATATATTGAAACGCAAAGCTTAAACGATACAATTTTGGCTTTGTTAAAAGATAGTTATGCATCTTTATCAAATACAGATGTATTATATTTTATAGATAAAATGGCCGACGAATTTGTTGAATATTATGATACAAATCCTAGTTTTGATTACTCTGATGATTCTCTTGAATTACCAGATATAAACGCATTTTTAATTTATAAATTAGGTTTATTTGCAATTGATCATGCAACAATAGATACTATAACGTTAGCTGAACTAAAGGAACTGACGTTTTATACACTTGGAATTTTCGAGTTTAATAACTTTATAAATCCAACATACACAACATTAAGAACAACATTGCTTGCAGAATATGCAGCTTTAAGAGTTATACTAATAAATATATGAACTGAATTAAAAAATAATATAAAATATGATTAAGGAGGTGCCGATATGCCTTTTATTTATGAAAGTAAAGTAGGACAACAACGTTATATAACGGGTAAGTCTTTAAAAAAGAAATTAATAACTTTTAGTGGAAGCGAATATGACGAAGCAAATGTGCAATTATATACATCTGATACGGCACAACTTTTAGAATTTTTTGAAAAGCTTGGTATTAATCAACCTAAAATAATGACTTATGACAATATACAAAGTCTTATAGCATCAAAATTTAAAGAGCACATGGACGAAGTTCCAGTACTTTTAACTATGGAACGCATTCATTTTATGTCAATAATATATTTATTAAGGGAAAATATTGCATCTATAGATGAAATTATAAAAATGCTAAACATGCCATTCTATACAAGAACTGAATACCTTCTTAGATACTTATCTAGAGAAAATGAATACATGCTTAAATTTGATTCATTATTTTCTAATTTTTATGAAAATATAGAGTCTTTAGTTGATAATGGCTTTACTGAAAAAGAGGATATGAGTAGTTTAGATGATATTGTAATGCCTTATGCAGAAGTACGTGTGAATAATTTAGAGGTAGATGTATTTTTAAAAACAATTGTTAAAACACTAGAAGCTAGTTCAACGTTAACAAATATAGTTGATCCAGTTGAAACAGACTGAGGCGATGCATTAACTTTTACAACTTTATTTAGTCATAAATTACCATATGAATCTGAAACTGTTATTGTAGATAATTATTTAGGAGTTGTAGGAGATACACTCACATATACTACAAATTCAACATTATCTGTACTAAATGATTGTAACAATCCAGCTATACCAGAACAACTTAAATTTTATGCTTCTAACAAATTTATAAATGCTTATTTTGAGACAGTAATGGCTCCACATATACGATCTGCTTTTATAAGACGAGATCCTTCACGGTATGCTAAACATTCAAATATCGTTGCAGAATATAGCACTCTTTTTTATGGAAATTCTCAACATGGATTAGATATTAATTTAACATCTATATTAGATATTACCACTGAAGATATTTTTAAATATGCTTTAGATTTAAATGGCACTTATGACTTTATTTATTATGGAGAATATCTTAAAAACGCATATGTTAATACTGGAAGTTATTTTACAAGTATATCAGGAACTTTAACACCATATACATTTAGTACACCATACGTATTTGATTTTATTACGGATGCCAAAACTAAAGAATTGCTGGAAAAAATATTCCCAACAATAGTGGATTATAATAGTCTTATGTCAGTACCAGTACCTTATACATTAGAAAGTTCTGATTATTTTAGAAGATATTTTCTTACAAGAAAAAACTTTGATAATGATTATGATTATACAAGTTTCTATAATACAAGTATAAAGACTAAAGTACTTGATGAAAGCGGAAATACAATACCAACTATTTTAAAAAATTTAGATATGATTATTTTAAATAATTCAGTATCTATAGCTGGAAGTAATCACTATAAACTTAGATATATAAACCCACAATATATTTCAAACTTTAAAAATGTATTAGCAAAAGTACTTAATGACAATGCTATATTAATTTTAGATTTAGATGCTGTGGATATTGGTTGAATTACTGGTGTAGGAACTAGTGTTTTTGATTATCTTACAGCACTAATTGCACTTATTCCTGATATTAGAACTGAAATTGCAGCTTTAAATAACTATGAAGTATCAATATCTTTAAATATGTATACAGATATATTTAAAAATTATTTAAATTATCTTCTAGGTACCAATACATATACATTTAATAAAATACTTTATGTGACAGCTGATTCGTATAGTAATTACAGAATTATTAATTTTGTACAACAAACATTTGCGTCAACTGGGTTATTCTTTGAACAACTAAAAAAATTGAAATATTACGATTTGTATTTATTATTCTTTGGATTATTTTCTAATGAAAAAATAATGTCTTTTACAGATTATATAGAGTTTAAGAACTATGGTTCTATACCAACTAATGCACAAAATAGTGCATACGCTAATTACTTAGTAGAATTAGATGGGTACAAATATTTTTATAATTATACATTAGACAAACATAATTCAAGACAACAAATTAGGGATGTGATGTAAGTGACTGATAAAGATATACAGCGACTTATAAAAGAAAAAATTCCGAAAGATTATATGTTCGAATTTTTAAATAATGTAATAAATGAAGATTCTATAGACGTTTATAGTTCATTATTGAATCTAACTATAATAGAAGATAAGTATACATTTGATTTAATAATGGCTATCTTATATAAAGAATCTGCTACAATTGAGACTATCCTTGCTATAATTAGTGCATATACCTCAACATACACTGATATATTTGAAAAAATGGTTATTCTTGAATATGAGCTTTATGAAATTCCAGGTGGATTAAGTGGCACTCCTACTTTGGCTGCAATAAAATATGTACGTGATTATATACCAAAACTTTATCACGGTGATTCAAGTAGATTATCTTATAAAGATGAAGTAAACGTAAAAACTGAATTGGACAAAATATATTTAGAAACTGTTACTGCGGATAGAACTATAATGGAAGCGTTAGATGCATCTTTTGATGCTTATTCAATGGCAAAAATAAATAATGAAATATCATATATAGAAACAGAAATTGCACATTACTCGTTTTTAATTAATTATGATGTAACGAACAAGTACTTTATAAGGAAAGAAAACGCTCTACAAACTGGAGTATACAGAAAATTAGTAAACGGAGTGGAAAGTCAAAAAGATCTTTCTATACTTACAAGTACTACTGGATTATATTATAAGTATTATTTATCTGTAAACCAAAATACTGATTTTGCAAATGCGCATGATTTTATATTAGATTTTTATGATAAAATAATAAAAGGTACAATAAATTAATGAAAGGATGTGAGACTTCATGGCTGAAAATAAAAAATATGGAGCACAAAAAAGAGTCTTAACAGATATAGAAAACAAATCAACCCTAGGAGTTTATGGAATAGGGCGAGACCTAGGAATGGAATCAGATAATTTAAAAGATATTATCAAACAAACCATGGTATCTACATCTGAAAAATATGGAAGTCAAACTTCTAATGGCAAAGTTATTGATTATTTTAATGAGATAAATTTTGCGTCAGCCTTTGCTGAATTTAAGAAAGACAAGCTTGATAAGAAAAAACAAGATGATTTCAAAGCAAATCCTAAGCGGGCATTTAAAAAATATATGTCAGATCTTGATTTTGATGCAGTTAATGCAATGATGACTCAAGAAGCTGGTAGAATTATTAATTATAATAACTACAAAGCTATTTATACACATATTCCCGAAGCAGCTCAAGCACTAGATACTTATAAAGATAACATTATGAGTCCTGATGATTTTACTAAAATGATATTTAATATTCAATATGATAATGAATTAGACGAAAATGTTAAAGATACTATCGAAGGACAATTGGAAGATATAACTGTAAAATATGAAATAGACGATCTTGCTGATGAAATTATCGGAGAAGCTCTAGTTTATGGTGATCAATATCTTGCTGTTCTTTCATTAGAAGAAGAACTAGATGTAATGTTAAATGACCCTATTATTAACAATAGTGGACGAGCATTGAATGAAGAAACTCTTGCATTTTTTGATTTAGACACTATAAATATTGATGTTAATAAAGAGGATGTTTATACTGAAGAGTACAATACCGAAATTTTAACAGAATCTTTTAGTTCAATGGTTGAAGGCTTTAAAGAAGATGATGAACTTATAAACGAAGAATCAATTAAAGAATGGGTATCTGGGCTTATTAATCAGAATGTTCATATTGGTTCTAAAAAGGAATTGCTATTAGAACGAATCTCAGCAGAGCGATATATACTACAAGAGGCTCAAATGCATGATCTTCCAAAGAACAGTCTTAAAAAACCAAAAGATCACAGAGACGATGAAAAACCGATGTTTGTCAATGGCTCATCTGTAAGGCTACTAGATGCATCTAGAGTTGTTGAATTAAAAATTGACAATATCGTATATGGATACTATGTATTTGAAGATGTAGGCGCAACAAGCATGCCGAATATGAGTTATTTAGGAAGTAGTAGTGGTAGAGAAGTTCTTAATCCTGTAAACATGGGATCAAACATTGTTACTACAAACAATACAAAATTCACACCAACATCAAGTACACTTTCAGCATCTGGTGTATCAGACGCAAAAGTTCATCTAATTTCAAAAGTGTTCTTAGATGTATTATCTAAAAAAATTAATAAGGACTTTGTAAGACATAATAAAGAATTCAAAGACTTTATTTTCAACTTAGTACGACAAGATTATATTATTAAAAAAGATATTAAAATGACATATTTCGCACCTGATGAAATTATCGCATTTAAGGTTCCAGCATTATATAGAAAAGTTGTATTCTTTGCAAAATTATATATGGCAATTCTAATTAATATGTTACTGATTAAAATGGGTAGAGCTCATGACAAACGTGTATTTTATGTAGACGTTGGAGCGGATGCAGATTATGAACAAGGAATATCTAAAGTTATACATGATATTAAAACTAAAGAATTCAAGATGGATTCAATGGGTGAGATTAATACTATATTAAACCTTACACCAGGTCGTTTTGATGACTACTATATCCCAACAATCAATGGTGAAAAACCAATTGAAATTGATACTCTTCAAGGTATGGATATTGATATGAACAATGATTTTGTTGAGTTCCTTAAAGACTCAATGCTTTCTGGAATTGGTGTTCCAAGAACATTAATTGATGCAACTAAAGAAGTGGATTTTGCTCGTACATTAAGTGCTCAAAATGCTAACTTTGTTCGTAATGTAATTAAATATCAAAAACGCTTTACAGCTCCATTTACAAAACTTTATAGACGTTTATACCAAAATGAATATAAATTTACTGATAATGGTGAATCAGAAACTTTAGACTTTATTAACATTAAAGATATTAAAGTAAAATTCCCATCACCAGCAACGTTAAACATAACGAATCTTACAGACCAACTTCAAATTGCTGATGGTGTTGCAGATATTGCAGCTAGTCAATTATTCCCACCAGATGCACAGGGACTTGATGAACCAAAACGTTTAAAACTTAAATCACGAATACTTCAAGATTTAGTACCAGGACTTGATTGGGAAAAATTTAAAGAATACGCTGAAGACGTTAGGCTTGATGCAGTCAAAGAAGATATTAAGAATCCTAAAGGAGATCCACTAGATCCTTATGCAGGAATGTAATAAAAAAAGAATAACCTTTATGGTTATTCTTTATTAAATATATCAGGACATGAATTTGAATAATTTAATAAAGCCCATTCATTATGGCCATATTGAACTTGTTCAATATCCTTAAATATTTTGTGATTAGCCCAAGGTTCAACAGTTTCTAATATAGACAAACGCATTCCTTGTCGTTGAGAACCAAAGTTAATTCCAATTAATTTTTGTATGTGGCCTCTATATTTGGTATCTTTTATAGTTACTCGAACATCATCGTTAACATCAAAATAATTTCTAGATGTTTTTACTATAGTTCTATTATAAAACCCGTCTTTATTTCTACCAATAATTTTGATTAAATATTTATATAATTTCATCATAGCCCTCCATTTCATAATTATAATATATTATTAAAAAGGCTCAAAAAACAAAGAATAACCCTAAGGTTATTCTTTTATTTATTATTCTGTTGGATTATAGATATCTTTTAAAAGACCTACATTTAATAGTGATGTAATATCTGTATCAGACGCATAAGAATCTAATAATGGTATTCCATTTCCACCATCTGTAACTTTAAGAATTTTTTCTTTTAATAGTTTTTTAGCATAAATTTCAATATCAGGACCAGTTTCCATGAATCCTTTATAAGGAATCGTGATAATTGGTGAGTCTTGAGTTCCTAATTCAAAGTTAAGTTCTCCAATTGGAATTGCAGTTGGAAATACATTTGTATAAACTGCTGCGAATTCAACAATTTCTTTATCAGTATTGTTTGCATCTGGACGAACCATGATATACATTAATTGACCTGTATGATTTCTTGCACCATAGTCTACTCCAAATAATTTTGGATAAATTGCTATACCAGTTCTTGGATCTCTAATATAAGATACCCATTTTTGATACATTTTTCTAATAGGCATTCCTGAGAATTCTTTATGTGCTAACGTAAAGTCAGTGTTTCCTTTAGTAATACCAGTAACTACATCGTATGTAGCTCCACCAAATCCTGTTATATGTTCTTGTGTGTTCATAGTCATTTCAGTAAGTCCTTGGAATGAACGGAAGTTCTTTTCAGTTATTGTTTTGAAATATTTTAAATCAGGATCTTTTTCAAACCATGAAGGAAGTTGTAACCAAAAGATATATGAATATCCAGTAACAATTGGATCTTGGTTTAATTTGATAAGGTCGTCAATACCAGTAAAGAAAGTACTATCTGCACCTTTGATCGTTTCTAAGTCAGTAAGAATCGTTCTTCTAATGTTTTGTGCCATAATTTATCTCTCCTTCCTTACTCTATTGTAATATCGATTGAAATAACATCGATAATTCCTACAAATTTAATTGTTAAGTTTACATTTACTCTTTCATCTGAATACTCATCTTTTTCAACTTGAACCACTGCATATTCCAATGTTCTGTTTTGAATCCATTCGTCAGTATAACGAGTTAATGCGTTTCTCATATTTGTTAAAGTTGTTGCATCATTGAATTCGAATAAATATTCACGTCCAAGATTTTCAAGATCTCTAACTATTCTATTTACAACTCTTACATTACTAATATATTGTAAAGCTGTATTTTCAAGTTCTCCAGTTAATTGTGCCATAAATGTATAACCACGAGAATCTTTTTCTACATAATTTATTTTTGCTAAGATATTTGAAGTTTTTTTAGCTGATGTTGGATTTATGTTAATTCCATCTACACCTGTTAAAACTCCACGAGTTAAACCAGCTGTTGGCCATTGTAATCCATAAATTCTATCATTATATGGTAATAATGAAGCTAAGAAATACGTAGGTGCAACCCATAAATTTGTATCTGAAATAATGTCTTCAACTATAAATTTTTGAGTATAAATTGCTTGGTTAATTTCAGAATTTGAAGTACCTTCAAATACAAGAGCACCTTCAAAGCTTCCACTTTCATATGTTGAAAAATCAACTTCTGAGAAATAGAAGAATATATCGTCTCTAAAATCTTCTGCAAAATCTTTGATTAAGGCTTTTGAAGCTTGAGAATAACCTGGATCTAAGAACACATCAATAGGTAATTCAAGTTTATTTGATATAATTTTTTCAGCTGAAATATAAATATCATCTTCTGTATTAAAACTTAAAGTCCAATCAGCAGCAGTAGTTATTGCTTCAGTTCCTACAGCCAAAACTGTTAAAGTACCAGAAACATAATTAGTAATAACAGCTGTTGAAGTAAGAGCTGTACTTGTAATATTAATAGAATCTCCAATACTCCAATTTAATGCAAGATAATCATCATTATCAACTGGAAATGGAACTGTTGTAGTTAACACTCCACTAGTTGTTGAAGTTAATTCAGTTGTAACAGAACCAAAGAATCTTTGAAGAGTGTCTTCAAAAGTAAAAGTTCCATCAGAACCACTTATTAATGTAACTGTAGTTCCTGTATCTCCAGCTGCGGTAATAAATGTAATATAATCAGTCTCTAAAGCAGCACTTGTTATTGTTACATCAACATAACCTGTAGAAGATACTAATGTTGCGAATTCTGCATATTTTACTCTGTAAAGAGATGTTATTCTAGAACCATCTAAAAGAATTTGAACGTCTGCATATTTTACAATATCTGTTGAATAATTACTTTCAGTTATAAATAAGCTTATATCATTGTAGTATGCACCAGGATATTTAGCAGTTACAACCATGTTTCCGTCACCGAAAGCTGTAGTTGCATCAGTAGCTTTTACAGCATCTGGAGCTGTTAATCTTAGAGCATAAATCGCTCCACCTGCAGATAACCAATTGTATATATTTAAAACACCGCGTCCTTGATAATCAAAATCTGGATTTCCATATTCAGTTATAAATTGGTTTAAGTTATAAATCTTTTGTACCTCATTATTTAGACCTTTTTTTGAATAAAAAGGAACAAAAAGAGTTGTAGCCCCACTTTCAACTGCTTGAGCATAAGTTCTCGCTAATGCTGTTGTAGTTACTTGAACATGAGGATAAATTTTGTTAATAGTTGCCATATTATTTCCTCCTTTATTAAATTTAACTTTTTTAATCGTCTATATAATTTATTGTTTAATAAGCATTACTATTATTTAACAAATAATTATATGAAGAGAACCTAAAGAAGGAGAGTAAATTATGTACGATATAAAGACCAAAAACAAATCATTTTTAAAGGGATCTGTTATACTTAGACGAAGAAATGTAAAGAATAACAAGTTCATGCTTACACTTTATAATACACATATACAAGGCTTAGATCCACATTCTAAGAATTTAAGTGATTCAGAAAAGATCCAAATATTTGAAGAGGTTACAAATAATATTTGGTATTATTTAAGAGAAGTTGTAAGAATACCAGTGCCAGGAAAAATCGAAGGTATTTCGTATTTGCTGAATCTAGGAAACTTATCAATGTCTTATATAAAATGAAGAAATAAAAATCAAATAACAGTACTTCCTAGACAGCACGGAAAAACTATTGGTGAAATAGTATACGATAGCTGGATTCTATTATTTGCTAGTACGAATACAAATATTATTTATTCAAATAAAGAGTTTAAAGACAGCAAAGGCGCATTAAAGAGATTCAGAGATATCAAAGAAAGACTGCCTCAATGGTTAGTTAGCATGATATCTCATAAGAAAGATCGAGATAATATTGAAGAAAAGCTTTTTTACAATAGAAATAATACATTAAAAGCAATGCCAGCTGCAAATAGTGATGAAAGTGCCGATAAACTAGGCCGTGGTATGACCACATCTAATATCTATTTTGATGAATTTGCATTCCTAGCTCGTAACAAAATTATCTATGAAGCAGCATTACCTGCATGATCTGCAGCAAAAGCAAGTGCAAAAGCAAATGGAGTTCCTTATGGAATTACAATTACAACAACACCAAATAATAAAGATACTAGACAAGGTGGGTACGCTTATGCATTTAAAGAACAAGCTGCTGAGTGAAAACTTGAATGCTTTGATATGAGTATTGAAGAACTTGATGACTATATTGAAAAAAATTCAGAAAATGACTTCTTATATGTGCAATTTACTTATACAGAACTTGGAAAGAGTGAAAAATGACTTAATACACAAGTTCGTTTAATGCAAGGAAACATGGTTAAAATTAAACGTGACTTGTTATTAGTATGGCCACGATCTACAGATACATCAGTATTTAAAGAAGATCAACTAGAAAAAATAGCATCATTTGTTAGACCTGCAATTACTACAATTTTTGTAAATGGTTATGCAATAGATTTCTATGAGAAACCAGACTTAAGAACAAACTATATCATTTCATGTGATGTTGGTGGTGGTTTAAGTAATGATAGCTCAGCTATTTCAATTATCGCACCTGATGATTTTAGAATAGTTGGAGACTTTAGAAGTAATAAAATTGATACTGATGCATTTAGATTACTAATCAAAGAATTAATGGTTACTTGGTTTAGAAATGCAATTTTAATTATAGAACGTAACTCATATGGACTAAATATTTTACATAACCTTATGAAAGATAGAATTGTAGAACCTAGAATGGTACGTGAAGAACGTGTTACAATGGGTGAAAAGACTGAAAAAGATGGATTCGTTGTTCGTAGAAAAACTAAAAATATTGTATATGGTGTAGATACAAATACAAAAACAAGACGAGAGATGTTTGACATACTTCCTAATATCGTTGAATTTGAATATGACAAAATTGTATCACACAAGTTATATCAAGATATTGCAGATCTACAAACAAAGAAAAATGGAAAGATTGAACATGCTGATGGTGCTCATGATGATAATTTAATGTCATACTTAGTATTTAGATGAGCTTTGCACTTTGGAAAATGTTTAAGAAATAAGTTCAAAATTAGTCCTATGCCTACAAAATCTAATATAAAAGTTGTATCATCAGCTGAAGATATTAAGAAAATTAATGCTATAATTGATGATGCAAATAGAGTAGACGACATGCCTAGTTTGAATACAGAAGCATTCGCATATCTACGTGATAGAGACTCAAAATTGAAAGAAAGTAGTTCTCGTGGACGATTAATTGATGAACTATTAGGTTAGAACAAAATATTATATATGAAAATAATTTAAAAAGGAGCGGATGATATGAATAAATTTTTAGAAGATTTAAAAGCAAAAGGTGACAAATTAGTTGAAATAGCACAAGCTGAAGATGCTATGGAACAAGGCAAGGTTGTATTGCGCAGCCTAAAAAGTAAAGTTATTTTTAAGAATGCAAAGAAAGAACTAAAAATGTTCTATTCTGACGCTAATTTTACAGCAATTAAAGATATGATCCAACAAGATATTTCAGCTTTAAATGTTGCAGTACCAAAGGCTAAGAAATTAGATAAAATGGCTGCATTGAAGCAACAATATGGTGGTGGATCTGTAAAACCAACCTCAAACCAATCAGCAAAAGTTTTAAGATTAAATTTTTATAATATTTATGTAGAATTAAAAGCTCAAGAATTGATATATGCAAAATATCCAAATGTATTTAAGACTTCATTACAACTTGCTAAGTATACAGAAATTCTTGCTAGTGTAAATAGTTTAAAATCGCAAATTCAAAGTTTTGCAAGCAAGCATAACGCTACTGCAGCTTTTAACAATGAATTAAATAAGAAAAATTTAGAAATCCAAAACTATGGAGATATAATTTCATTAATAAAGTAATCCAGATTGGATTACTTTTTTTTATTTATTTAAATAAAATTCAACAAACTTTTATTATTACTATAAAGGGGGTCAAAAAATGGCTTATAAGGATTATAAAGACGAGTATTATGATATCTCGCAAAAAATTTTAGAATTGAGTGATGCTCTTTCTGAAGAAATTATTTTAACAAATATAGAAGACCAACTTACTGGCGAAATGGATATTTTTGTTGATAAGATGAACTACTTAACATTATTCAGAACAAAATACACAGAAATTACTTCTGAGACAACATTTTATGATAAAGCGTATGTAAGAGATGCATTAACAAAGGTTACAACATTAGTAGGTGATCTTATGAAGGCTCGATACGGTATTAGTTTAGGAAATGATTTAGACTTTTATTTTCCAGATGATTATTTAAAAGATATGGAAACACTATATGAGTTTTTCTTTATCAGGCATTTTGACAATCTAAAAGATTATTTCTTTACAGAACTAATACAAAACAAAGTTAGTATTATTAAACGCTATGAAAGTGCGTTACAAAACGATACTCATAGTAAAGACGTATTTGTTATTAATAGTAAAAAGAAATTTAAAAATACAGATGATGTTGTTATCATTCATTTTATCGATGAAATTATGGATGACATTATGGCAAGTATTGAATCAGCCTATGTACTATTTGATAGTATTATTAGTACTGACCCATTTGAAGAATTCAATGCCAAAGCTGGCGAATTATTATTAGACTATGGAAAAGGATTTAGCTTTGAAGGTGACCGTAAATGTTATGAGCTTTATATGTTACCACTCAAAGAAAGAAATATTCGTATTGAACTAAGAAATAGTTTATTAATGAAATATTTGGAAACAGTGGAAGTTGAGGACGAATAATGGACTTATTAAAGAATCTAGAATACGATAACTTTATTGAACTGCTAGATTACTTAGAAGGTTTGTCTGAAAGCAAAATACCAGAAGATATCGAGGTATTTTTAGGTGAAAGAATTCTTAATTTTTTCCCAGATTTAAATGCAGTTCAAGAAGTAGAATTAAACTATATATTAATGCATCGAGAAAAAAGTTTATTCGATGCTTTTAAATTAGAACATCCAATGCTAGCAATAGACTCCTCAGGGAAATCAACCCCAAATAAGAAACAATATTGGGAGTTATCTGAAAACGCTCTTAATTCAGTTTATAGTTTAGCATTACAAGAAGTAGAAAAAACAGATGTTAAAGATACATCGTATAATAAAGTTAATACTCAAGTATATAATGCAAAAAATCTTTCATGTTTAAAACATATGCCACATCAAAAATATGAGAGTTATATATACTACCGAAAGCTTTTATTAAACAAATATCATAAACATACTGCAAAAGAATTTAACGAACTTGAAAAAAAACTAAAGGAACTTAAATTAGAACCTTCTAAATTTTTAATTAATGTTGTGAAATACTGTTACAAAGAAACAAACGATTATTCAGTATTCTTAGATCATTTGTTTAAAAGAGTTGAAAATTTGCACGCTGATACAGATCTAACATCAGAGAGCAACAAGAAATTTTTAGCCAACATAAACTTAGTCATTGATAAGAACAATTCATTATATGAATAATATAATTTATAGGAGGTTATAACATGAAAAAATTAACAATTTTAGACGAAGGTTATATGAAATTAGAACAAAATATGGCTCTTGCTTTATTAGAAGGTCATAGTATAATACAATCTGCTGGATTTAAAATGGCAGATGCCATAAGAGCATACGGTACTACTGAGGAAAGTAAATTATTATATGAAGAAGCTGACTATATTAACTTTAAGCATGATCCTGTAGTAGAAGAAGTATTAGGAGATTATGCAATTCAAAAAAATATTGCAGAAAGTGTTAAGTACATTAAGAAAAATAATACATTTTCATTAACAGAGAGTGCTGCATTATCCAGCATATTAAATCATTATACATGTAAATTAGTTGAATCTGAAGATATTGCTGAGAAAGTTACTTTATTCTTTGGTGGTAAAAACAATGTTGAACTTGCAGAAGATTTTGATAGTATAACTGTATCTGAGGCAGGAATTGTAAGTGCATATGATAGTTTTAGTGTTTTATTAGAAAAAACTCAAGAATTATCTGATGCTTATAACAAAGGTCTTTTAGAACGAGATATATTTGCTATGAATGAACCAGCAAATCGTTTGGCAATGCTTTATGAAGCTTCAACAATATTAAAACAAAACAAAGAGAGCTAGTCTCTCTTTTTTCAAGAAAGTTGGTGGAACTATGTATTTAGAGGAACAAGCAAAAGATTTACAAAAACTAAATGAAATGTTTATTAATGTAGGAGATAGTCTACCTACTAAAATAGAAAACTCAATATTTTATCCTAAATTAAAGGTTCTATTGCATCAAGAAATACTAAGGTTCTTTATGAAAAGTTCAGAAATGACTCATAAAGAAATGAAAGATGATTTAAATCTTTTCAGATTAAACGTTGGTGAAAAACTATCTGAGACTGAAATTCGTGAGTATTTAGATGCATTAAAAGAAAAGTATAATAATAAAGATAATAATATAGCAATTGACTATCATATTGAAGTTACTAGATATGATTACGGAGTTCCTGTATGAGTTGTAATTAAACGTGCAGAAATTTTTATGAAAAAATTTATATTTAGATTTAGAAAATCTTCAGCAACTATGGGACTTAATGATGTAAACGTAGGTGGATTAGTTGAAGAAGCTAAAGGCGCTCGTAAAGTTAGATATCTTAAATTAATGGACGATAAAGATGGCATTTATGACATTTAAAATAGATAAATCAAAAGATCAAGAAACACTACATGAAATGTTTATCAAAGTTGAAGACGCTCGCCCATCAACATTAGAAAACTCTATTTTTTATTCTAGAATTAAGAATACGATGACTCGTGACTTAATGAGATTCACAAGAGAACAAGTAGATTTACGAGGTGATCTCTTTAAATTAAGAGATAAAATTGGTGAAATGATGTCTGAAAGAGACATTAGAAACACATTAGATGTCTTAATGAAAAAATATAATGAAACAGATAATAATGTTGGGCTTATTTATCATATTGAATCAACTCGTGTAGACTACGGAGTTCCAGTAATGGTAATGATTAAACGTGATGTTATTTATGTAAAGAAATTTGTATTTAGATTTAAGAAATCTGATATGTCAGCAAAGGTAGGTAGATAATATGAATTTTTCATTTTTAAAAGAAGAGACTAAAGATCTTAGAACGCAGCTTACATTCACTGGAAATATTATGGAAATATTTATACCTACATACTTCTTAGATAAAAACGAAAAAATGGCTATATACATGGGAAATAAAATTGAAAGTATTGGGTTATTTTGGTTTAAGGTTGGCCAAACTTTTTATGAGCTTCAACTACCAGTAAAAATTACTTTTGAATTTCAATCACAAGAAAAGAAAAAACTTAAATTAAAACCTGGAATGCCATCTATGGATTATACTATATTTAAATTGAAAACTGGTGATGCTTTTTCATATGATGTAAATCATAAGCAAAGTTCAGATGACCTCACTTGGTTTGTATCAAAGTTAATTGAAGGCGCAAAATTGCCTCCAACAGTATCTTATGATGAAGTATTTAATCTGTTCTCAAGAGCATTACAAATTACAAATATTAATGACCGATTGGGTGTACCATTTTTAACAATTGAATTTATTCTATCTGAGTTATTTAGACAAAAAGGAAATACAAGTAACCCATTTAGATTAAATTATGATGGTAAAAGAGTAAGCCAATATGCTTATAAAATGCTAAGAATTACTAAAATTCCAGAGCAAAACTCTACATTTACAGGGATGATTGGTGAAGATATTAAACAACAATTAGTTTCAGCTGTTCTTAAAAATAGACAGGGCAAAAAAGATCGTGTATCACCAATAGAAAAAGTATTGAAATATTAAAAGAAAAGATAACCAAACGGTTATCTTTTTATTTTTGTTTTTTTCATTACTTTTAGTTGTTTTTTAAGATCTTTTATTTCAGCTTTCTTTTTTAGCTTTAATTGTTTTTTAAGTTTTCTTTTTTTCGGTTTGTCTACTAACCTTACACCAAGTTCTTCTAATTTTTTCTTTAGTTCAGGACTATCATTTTCAGGTGTTTGCACTTTGATATGTTTAAGTTTTCTACCAATTCCTGGTCTTATACCAGAAGTAGCCTCTAATAATCTTTCTAACTTTTCATTAATCATATTTTCACCCCTTATTGGTTTGTTTCAGGTTTATAATTAGGGTCAATTTCTTGACCTTTAATTTTTTCATCGAATGTTCCATCAGATATAGCTTTTCTTTGTTTTTCGAATGTATTAAGATTCGGAGACTCATCATTATAATTTGCATTATAAGTTTCAATGTTTTTATATTCTTTTTTTATTTTAATTGCTAAATCTTTTGCAGTTTTAATAACCACTGCAGGAAGAATATTCTTAACAACAAAAGTTTCCATAAGATGTTCTATTTTTTCTTCACCAGTATTAATAAGCTCTAATGCTTTAGTTATATCATCTTTACAAGGATATACTTTATTTTCTTTAAGTCTATCAGCTAAAGCTGGTAATTTTTCGTAAAATGCATCTATTGAAATTGCATAGATTTCTAAGAACACTGATAATGTGTCAGCAATCGTAATATCTTCATTTGAATGTTCTATGCTAAATTTAGAATATGCTTTTAATATTTTTTGTGCATTCATTGCTTCTACAACAAATACTTTAACCATTTCTTCTGGTTTGAAAACATTGTCAATAGCATTTTTATCAATTAAGATTTTAAGAGATGCTGTTTGGCCAATATGAGGAATAGTTGTTACACCAAATGTTGAGTTCGTTGCAGAACCATCATTTCTTACAATATCCACTGTAATTGAAGCACCTGTAAATACTGCTTTCTTTGCAGCTAACATTAGCTCTTTTTGAAGTGAGTATGCTGTAATTTTGTCATCTCTATAAAGCTCAATCATTTGAGCTAATTCATATGCGTTATCTATATTCATTATTTGTTCCCCCTATTTTGAAAATTAGTCATCTTTTGTCTGCGTTCTGTTTCAGTTTTTGCATAGCCACTTCGGTTTGTTAATTTATTTAAAGCGTTGTCTGTATTTTTTAAGGCTTTTCTTTTTTCATCGTTATTATTAGATTTTGTTGCCATACCTTTTTTTACGTCATCTGGGTTGATAGTTATTATTCGTTTCCCTGTCTCTAAAAGGCGTTCAACATTCTTCCATATCATAAAATCACTCCTTATTTTTATTTTCATATAATAAATTGTTCGACATCGAAAAACAATATATTATATTTAAAATGAAGAGAAACACATGAGGAGACGGAGAGAATGATAAAGAAGAAAGAAGTTAACAAAACGGAGAAATGAAAAAAAGTAGGGATCACCTCGGCTTCAATTGTTTTATTATTAGTAATTGTTTATTTGCTAAAATTAAACTTTGGTGATTATTTAGGTCGAGTATTTGACGCAGTTCAGTCAGTATTTATTCCTGCAGCATTAGCACTATTTATAGCGTATTTAATTAGGCCTCTTAATAATTATTTAGTTAAGAAGAAAATGAAAAAAGCTGGCGCTGCTATACTAACAATTTTAATATTTTTTATAGTATTATTTGCATTTCTAGGCTTAATCGTTTTATTAGTTACATTACAAGTGACCGATATAATTGGGCGTATTGATACCGAATGGTCAGTAATATTAAATAATTTAACGGCATTTCAGCACTTTATTCCTGAAAATATATTAGCACAAATAACTAATGTTGATGGAATTATAGAACTTCCATTATTAAAAGATTATGCAGTTCAATTAATTAGTTCTGGCGATTTTTTTACTAATGCTTTTTCAGCAACCTTAAACGGTGTATTAAAAACATTATATTGGTTAATTATGATCATTATGATGCCTGTATTTTTATTCTTCTTTCTTAAAGAGGGAGATACAATTATGTCAGGAATCATCAAAGTTATTCCTTCAAAATGGCATAGAGATGACGCAGAAGTAATGTTAAGTATTGCTAATAAAAGCACTGAAAAATATATACGAGGAAAATTAATATCAATATTCTTTTTATTTATATTCTTTTCAGTATCATTTATAGTTACACTAATTATATTTAGACCAATAGACCCAATGTTGGCTATATTATATGGTGTGTTATTTGGTGGAATCATAGCATTGTTAGATCTTGTCCCATACATTGGACCAGCTATTGGAATTATATTACCAATGGCATTTATAGCATTAGCAAGTACATCATTACAACAATTTTTAATATTCGCATCAATTTTAGCAATTATAGATTTAATTGGGCAAAATTTACAAAAAACTATAATAGAACCTATTATTATGAGTAAAGAAGTAAATATACATCCGCTGTCAGTATTCTGTGGACTATTATTTTTCGGAACATTATTTGGAGTTGTAGGATTCATAATTGCAACACCAATCGTTGCTACAATTAGCAGTATATACAAATATCTTATGGGAAAATATAGCAATGAAATGATAGAAGATCTCATAAATGTTGATTTAAATAAAGATGGAATTATAGCAGAAGTAGATAGTAAGATTTAGAAAGGAGTGATGATATGGCTTATAGTGGTTTAACACCTACAGCTGTACTAAGATACATTAATCGTATGCTTGGTACTGTACTACAAGATATGGAAATAACAGAAGAAGAAATGATGAGGGTTGTATTTCAAGAAAGTCTAATGACATATAGTAAGTTCTTCCCTTTTAAATGCACAATCAATATTGGCGAAGGCGAACACCTTGACGGAACTCTTAATACATACAGAATTCCAAAAAATGATAGATTAGAAATACTTGGAATCCATAGATTGTATATTTCAAATATGGTTCAAATGGGGTCTACAATGATTCCACTAAGTTATAATCCTTTCGAGGGGCAAATATTCAATGATTATACATCAATGACTATGACACCCGTGACGTTTAAGTGAATGCCACCTAATGAACTAACTATCTTTCCAAAGATAATTGGTTATCA